CACCAACTTCAGGCATCTACACGGTAACAGGACATTCGATCTATATAGAAGCTGCTACGTATGCAGAACGTATAGGTATAGTACGCCACGGTGTAAATTAGTTATTAACCTCTCAATTTAATTGACGTATACCAATCGTTAACAAATAACTTGAGAGGACTTTTCTATGCACACTCAAAAATTTAAAAACTATCTTGAGAAGAAAGTACGTATAGTACGTAATATGTACGATAAGCTTGATAGCTCCCCTATCTACTATACGTATGCTCTATTAGATCCAAGAAAACCTAGCACTTGGGAGTATGCATTACCCGGTAAAAATATAGTATTCAATTATCAGCCTTTTTATATAGGTAAAGGTAAGGGCCACCGTATGACCTCTCACCTCGAGGCTAATGCACGTCATCGAGGCAACAGACATAAAGAAAATAAAATAGCCAAAATTAGGCTATTAGGATATGAGCCTATAATAAAACAAATTTCGCAAAACGAGTGTGAGGAATTAGCTTTTGCCAAAGAACTAATTCTAATAGAAGGTATAGGAAGGAGTGATCTTAAGCAGGGCCCTCTGACTAATCTAAGCGATGGCGGGCAAGGTCCGTCGGGTTATGTTCATACAGAGGCTTTGCGTAAGACAGTCTCACTTAGGCATACTGGAAAAACTGTTTCATTAGAGACTCGAAAATTATTAAGTATTGCGAATACTGGAAAATCACACACTGCTGAAACCAGACTAAAAATTAGTCGCGCAAATACCGGTCGAATCTTAACTGAGGAACACAAGGCTCTTATATCTCTAGGTAATATCGGTAAGAAAATGTCTAAGGAAGCCATAGAGAAATGGAAATTATCTAGGGCAGGATATAAGCTTTCCAAAGAAACAAGAGAAAAATTAAAAGGACCTATGAGTGATCAGGCTAAACACAATATGAGTTTAGCCGCACGATGCCGAGCTCCGATTTCGGAAGAGACACGAACAAAACTTAGCATCGCTAGCAAGACACGAGTGCGACGTAAATGGACAGATGCTGAGAAATTACATATGAGCATGGTGAAAAGAAATCTTACACCAGCTAAGTATTTAAATGAGAACACAAAATGATGAATTCAGCTAATGATCGCATCGACGAAGCCCAGTCAGATGCGACGGATGAAGGTTATATTATCGGCACGGTAGTAGACAATAACGACCCTATAGGTATAGGACGTGTGAAGGTCTCTATTCCTAATCTGTTTGAGCCAGGGCAATCCGCCGTAGCTTGGGTAGGGGCACATAAGCAAAGTCCATTTGGCTTCGGACCTAATTTCGGCACTTACGGCAGCCCTCAGGTAGGTTCACAAGTACGGGTGAAATTCCAAGAAGGTAATGCGCACTACGGATTAGCAGAAGCAGACGAATACAAAGCCTCTATAGCAAATCCAAAGTTCAAGGATCCCAAGACATGGGGATTCAAGGACCCAAAACAGAATGAACTATGGGTTAACCTGACTACTGGCGCATGGGAGTTCACGCATAACAGCGGTCTCTATCTGAAGTATGATTCTCTGGGTAACTCCAATGAATTCGTACCTATGACCAAGACCATCACTGTTGACGGCGACATGACTACGAACGTAGCCGGTACCGATCTACATGATGCGCCCTCAGTCAATACAACAGGCAATCTGGTGGTCGGTACTGGTGCAACAGGATCATTCGGAACCACTACAGGACAAACCGTCACCGTAGCAGACGGAATCATAATCAGTATCGTATAGGAATAATCATGTCAGACGTCAATATCGAATACTACACTCAACTTAAAGCCCGTATAGAAGGTTGCAGCAGCTGTGATTCCCTGAAAGCAGTAGCCGCAGAAGCTCTGTCCGCAATAGCTGCACAGCAGCAGGCTATCCAAGATCAAATAAATGCCTTGCAGCCTATGCTTGCTCTGATAACGCCCCCTACCAGCTTGAATGCTATCATTAGCTGGGTTGGAAATTTTATTAATGCATTCATTAAGCCAGTTACGAAACCGTATACTGTTTATATTTCGCAACTGACTTTGTTGGCCGCAGAACTAGCAGAAATATCTAGTGCAATTCAGAATGCTTCCATCAAGTTCCCGAATTGCAGTATAACCTGAGGATAAAATGGCTACAGTAACCCCATTTCAGTTGAGCCTGCAATCAGCTACATGGATCGACGTGAACACGCTGGTCGCATTAGACAACCTGCCTGACCGATTACCAGACCAACTGGCTATCACAAATAGCAGTCTCAGAAACTTGTTCTCATGCCCTATAGGTGCGCGAGGTAAAATCTTTCAACCGGAATACGGCTCTGAATGGTATCAGTATCTCCAAGAACCGCTTGATGGCATAACTGCGGCCAAGATGCAGATATCGATGATACAAGCTATAGCCCGATGGGAGCCCAGAATCATACTGGACTACGCTAACACGTTCATACGACCTGATTTCAATCTTCCTGGCTATAACGTTCATATAAGCGGCATCGATAGTTTGACCAAATCACCTATCGAGGTCCAGTTTAATCAGCCGCTCAATTAAGGATTCCTATGCCGACCCTAACTCTAAATCCTCTGACTCAGGATTTCCAACAATTCAGTGCGCAGTTTGGTACCTTCTTGGTGAATCAACCTATCTGGAAAGGTCAACTTACGACCCAGACCTCTCAGACGTTGATTGAGCTTATCTCTTCTGTAGGTACCTTTAATCAGAGCCGTATCACTCGCACTGCGGAGGACTCTTTCTCTGAGACAGCGCAGTCAGACGATGCTATTCGGTCTATCACTCAGATGCAAGGTCTGCGTATGTCACGCAAGCTGCCAGCTGATATGACGGCCACCTTGACTTCTACCATCAATGTGACCTTAAATCCTCTGTCTCAATTCACTTCAGGTGGACAGTATTACTTCAATAGAGAGCAGATCAATCTCGTTGCCAATGTACCTTTTGATGTAGTGCTGCATCAAGGACAGGTACAAACATTTGCCATGAATGGTCTTGGTTCTCCTCGTCAGACTTTCATAAGCGATGAGGATTCATTTACCGTATCAGATCAGGACGTTCGTGTATTCGTCAACAACTCGCTGATTGACAAATCTTTTGGTCACTTGTGGAATTTCCGCAACCTCCCGGCCTACGGTGATATTACTACTTCAGATGGACGCCTGCTAGTTGTCTTCGGATCTGAACAATTCGGTACGGTACCCAAGGTAACTGATACTGTAGTAATTCAGTATCCTGTTACTAACGGCGCGGACGGGGCATCCCAGGTCTTACTTAACAAGCCGGTTTCCATAGATGGCTTGCCTGAATTAACAGGTATCGTGACTTCTAACCCGCAAGGCGGAGGTAACGAACAGCCTGTACAGACCTACAAGAATCTCTCTAGTGGTGCATTCGGTACCTATGAATCGGCAGTTACCAAGTCGCAGTATCTGGCAACAGTAGGTGTTTATCCTGGTGTCATCGATTCAGTCACACAGGCGCAGCGGGATATCAATCCTCTTGCACTAGAGTGGATGAATGTAATGCGTGTCTCAGCGCTGACTCTAAGTCCATGGTCCCAAGATCAAAAGCGAGCCTATATAGATTACCTGCAGAAGGTAACAATGTACGCACCTCGCTTCGTATGGCAAGATGCTATTGCTGTACCTCGTACTGTTTCTCTCACTGCATTCTGCTTTAACTCGGCAGTGCTGTCGAAAGTCAAGGCTGATATTGAGCTAGCTGTTCAACAATTGTTTGCACCTCGCCCAGGTCTGCTGCTCACCAACTTCTACAACAGTGACTTGGACGGTGTTGCAAAAACGGCCGGTCAAGGTGCCGTGAGTTACGTGGTAATCGATGAGCCAACAGAACCAATGATCGTGACACTACCTTTGAGTCCCCTTCTGCAATATGAGATCATTGCTGGTGCAGGTACTCTCAGCGAGTTGGTATATGCTTACGCTGTATCGACTGTCAATACTGCTGGTGAAGAAGGTACACCTGCTAACTGGATATTTCCACAGGTGATTGGTCCAGGTAATGTGTACGGTATCAAGCTTGATTGGAAGGCCTTACCTGATGTACAGACGTACAAACTGTGGGGACGCAAGGCCGGCTCTATTGGCCTTATTGCCACATTCACTGCAACCGATCCTTTAACGTTTACCGATAATGGCTCCATTGTACCTACTGGCGGTCCTCCTAATTTGATCGTAGCTGTACCTATTCGCTACAACTCTCTTGCATCCTTGACTGTAAACGTTGAGTTCGCAGAGCGTCAACAGCGCATAGATGGAACCATACCGACACGAGGTCTTACATGACAGATTCTTTCAAGACTAATAAAAGACTTGGAATTAAGGTACCACGCTCTACACTTCTCCCTCCATATTTGGCCTCAAATCCATATTTTGTGGAATATAGTGACGCTATAGATCATGTCTTTTCTACGAGTGTAGATAGTTCGATAGACGCTTTGGCTAATATTAGAAATATGTGGGTGCAGTCGCCTGAGACGGAGACATTCGTACAGGAGCAGCAACTTGTTCCTAAGGAGGCATGGGCCTTACCTGATCGTGATCTTGTGGTTAAACAGGTCAACATGTTGGGCATGAAGCTCTTCAATGCAGGTGTAGTTACTGATGATGCGTACCAAACGATAGCACGATTTGTAGGTATGTATTGGTTTGGTAAAGGCACCCAAGGCTTCATTGAGTTTATTAACTACTGTCTATCCGCTGATCTGATTGTCCAGAATATGTGGACTGAGAACTACAGTGATTTCCTGCCGGAGGGTGATACAGGAATCGGTACTCCTATATGGGATGGCGGTACTTGGTATCCAACGACGCACGTTACTATTGTTGCTAAAGGTGGACTTAAAGGCCTTGACATTAGAACCCTGCAATCCTTCTTCTATGAGATTGCTAACTACAATTTAGTTCTGTTAGCCATCGATGCCAATTACGATATGAAGGTTGTAGATGACGTTGGTAAGATTGAAGCCAACATTGTTGCAATGGCTTTGTTTGGCATGAACAATATCGTGATAGCTAATTTCAAGAACAAAGGCGCTCCGCCGCCACCGACCAACATACTTGAGACAAACAAACTACCAACCACTTATTATGCAATGGGAGGCGCATCGATTGATACGACACAAGCTGTGCTGCTTGGTGAGCCTAGCGGATGGCTATATGTCGATGACGACAACACCAAGAAAGTTCCTGTCTACAATCTGGCATCCCAGACAATCACTGATGAAGGTGATATCGGTATCAAGCTATTGGGCGATCCTAAGCCTGTCGATCATTACGATCTGGTGGTAGGTGTTATAACGTGGATTCAAATCCCAGGTAGCCCTCGATCAACAGCACGTATACCAGTGTTTTCGACCTCCGGCTTCACCATCAAAGATGAGGGCTTCGTTGAGGCTCGCATGGTAGGTGTTCATCGTACTAAACTTCTCGCTAACCCTGTAGGCTTCTTTGACATGGGTGGCGGTCAATTCGCTCCGTATTGGTAAATCAAAATGACTCTACATAAACCTATTATATATCAGCCCCTAAAGTCCACTCATGAAGAAACAGGGGTAGGAGATTTTCTTGATCCTCTTTCTATAGCACTCAGTATCCGAAGTACTAATCAACTTAAGGCTGTTGCTGGCGATGGTCTTTACGTAGGCGCTTACTTGGCAAAGTCAGTTTATTATGTGGCTGCTGCCGGCACTGACGACCCAGCACATGGTGATAAAGCAACTCCGTTCAAGACCTTGGATTATTGTATCAGTGTAATTATGGCCCAGAGCTTTCCGCTCACAGCCACAGTATATGTGGCTCTGAAGGCGGGCGAGACGTTCCCTATCAGTAACTCATACGCGTTAACCGGAGGTCGACTGGTATTAACATTCTTCGGTGATCCTCAGTACGGGGACTTTGATAGTCCTCCAGTAAACGGTAGCACCAAACCTGCATACATGGCCGATCTGCAACGCCCTATTATCAATGCTAGTATAGCTGCAGGCGTCACAGGAACAGCGGGCTTTGTTATGCTTGGGCCTATTGATAGTCTATCTTTGTCTTCTGCTAAGCCATCCGCTATAGAACTAATTGGTGTTAAGGTAAATCTCGCAGGTGGTCCTCACTCATCAGGTCAGGTAGATTTTATCGGTTGTGAAAATGGCGCTGAAGGTAGCGTCAGTATGCACGGGGCCATAGTCAATATCACTGATGTGAATGCTGTTTTTGGATTTATTGGGGTTGAGGCTAATTCTAGTGTATCCATATCTCAATTCGCATCCCAACTTCAGGTCCTTGGTAACTTAGTTGCTGCAGGTGCCGCTACCGACCAGCTTGTGGCCCGTAAGTGGTTCTTCAAGTTCTATCCTGACTTCTTAGGTAATCAGCAGACCGGCTTGGATCTATTTGGTGGGACACCTGGTAGCGGCTTCATGAGGTTGAGCTGGAGCGATACTTCATCTTTACCAGTAGCGCCAAGTAAGTTCAATCAAGCTACGTATCCGGTGCTCAATGATCCCGCAGCAGGCATGACAAACTACTTCTTCAATTTAACACGCGATCAACAACAGCGAGCCCAGAACGTATGGTCCTCGCGTCCCTTCTGACAGGATAGAACATACCCTCTATGTTCACATAGCTCAATTTAATGAGCATGGAGGGTATTATGAACAGAAAAGAATTCATAACACATATACGAAAATTAAGGACAAGATCCAGACCTGTAGGGCGTGGTGGTTTTTCTAACTGGTTAGATTCCCAATTAGAGACTACTCAAATGAAATATCTTCGTACGCGGTTAGCAGATAAATTCTCAGCTCAGGAACTTTACGACCACTTATTTCCAAAGGCTCGTCGAACCTGCAAATCTCCAGAGTGCAATAAATCTGTGCGCTTCGATAAAGAAATACTAGCATATAAAAAATACTGTTCGCCTGCGTGCTCCTGGAAAGATCCAAGGACTATTGCATTAAGAGCGGCAAATGAGTTGATGCGTTCTGGCGGTCTATATACTAACGTAGCACAACGTCCTAATATTAGAGAACAACATTCATCTTTGCTGAAAACCGATGAATATAAACAAGGCATTCGGAACCGAGAGTTAGCACGGTCTGGAGGAACATGCTCTGATCCTAGAGGTAGACCGGAGGCAGTGGCTAAACGTGTTGCGTCCCACAGAGCAAGCGAACTTCGTAGATCCGGAGGTACTCGCACTAATTCAAGTCAGCGCAAGCATGTTAGATCCAAAATAAGTAAAACAGTATCTGGCGATAAATGCCAAGTGCGTACTCGTAAAACAATACTATCGGCTACGAATGGTAAGTATACTTCATACATGCAAGATCCTGAATTCTTAAAAAGAGTGCAGATAAAAGCCAGACAGAGATACAGAGTCAGGTATGCAAGTAATAGTTGGTTGGTGCAAGGATATGAAGATGCTGCCTTAAGATATTTGGTGGACTCCGGAATCCCTGCTGACTGTATAACTGATGATTGCCCAAGTGTATTTTATGAAGGTAAATCCAAACATGGTCCTTCAGGGTACACACCAGACCTCGGTATAGGAAATTTACTTCTTGAAATTAAGAGCGAGTTCACTATTCGCAAAAATGCAGAAGCTGAAATCGATAATCACATTATTTTGAAAGCACAGGGTGTTTTAGAGTCAGGGTATCCGTTTCTATTACTTCTATTTGGTAGGGCTAAAGGAAAGAAACCATCAATGGCGAATAAATATACTCCCAGAAGATCAGAATTGATAGGATACATATACGCTACTCCTGAGAAACCAAATTTTAAAATGAGAACTAAATTCAATAAATTAAAATCAATCATTAGGAGTTACATATGAGTGACACTGCACCGCAGCTCATAATTACTAACATCGGGTTGGCAGCAGCGGAGATAGCTACTCCTACTGGTCCATGGGTAAACATAGTAGGTTTCAGAGTAGGTTCTGCATTTGGCTACCAGCCTCAACCTACTGACACTGATATCAATGGTACTCTGCTCTATAGTGGAGTTCCAAGTACTTACAAATATATCGGCGATAATACGCTTGATGTAATTTGCAAGATTCCTGCGGATGCAGGCCCATTCGACTTTGGTGAAGTAGCTCTGGACATTGCGGGACCTGTAATGTTCGCCAAAGCTGCATTCGATGATCCCCAAAAGAAGTTCAGCAGCCTAGGTACCAACGTACTGTCGACCTATACTTTCAACTGTTTGATCAAGTTGAGCCAGCCAGTAGCGATCTTCAAGATAGATACATTGATGGCTGAGCCACCGATGATTTGGGAAGTAGATTTCTGGTCGGATATTTATCCTCCTGCCTTGTCCGCTAACCCTGACATACCCTCGATACTTGTAAGAGAATTGGATACCAACGGTAACTCTAGCTGGGTGCATCAGGCTAGTGACGCTCATTGGACCATGGGCACTAACTATAAGCATGTCGCTATCGGTACTGTCGTTAGTTCGACTACAACGACTATCGATATTGCACGTACAGAGATTCCTAATATCGAGCCAGGTGTCTTAAATCGAGAATACGTTATCGAGACTGCTAACGGTTATTTCAGGTCCGTACTGAGCGAGACAATCGTAGGCGCTAATCTCAGATTTACTTTGAACCCAGCGCCTCTACCTGTAGCACCCCCAGTAGGCAGCAAGATCAGCTTTAGCAATATGCTGACCTCACAGACTCAGCTACAGCTAACCGGGGATGTAACTGGTTCTGTAATCATAAAGGGGCAGACGGCTAACTTGGCGATTAATGTAAATACCGGGGCCATTAATGCTAGGTCTCGAACATATACAGTCGCTGGTACATACAACGATACTGTACAAGACGGCGTAAACTTCTACTACGTTGATGCAGGTGCTGGTGGAGGTGGTGCTGGTGGGGCTGGTGGTGGCTTCAATGTCGACCATGTACTAAACGACGAATACAAAGCGGGTGGTGGTGGTGGTGGTGGTGGTGTTGGACAGACCGAGACCGGTTTTGTTATCCCTGTTAATCCGGGCGACATAGTTACTACTGTTATTGGTGCTGGTGGTGTAGGCGGTGCTGGTGGAATTGCTCCAGGCAACACCGCTCCTTCCGGTACCCAAGGTGGTAACACCGTTATATCCGTAAACGGTGTCCCAGTGCTTACTCTTACTGGCGGTCAAGGTGGTAACGGCGGCGGCGGGTTTGGGGCTCCAAGTGGGCACGTAGGGGATGGTGGCGGGGGTGGGCAGCCCGGAGGTACTGATGGAACGGATGGCAGCTTCGGCGGCGGCGGCGGTCCTGGTGCTAGTTCGCAATTTGGTACTGGTGGTACAGGCGCGCGCGGTGCAGCCGCAGCAGGTCCAGGTATTTCGGGCGGTGACGCAAGTGGCAACAGTGCAGGTGGCGGGGGAGGTGGTGCCATATACACCAATACGTCTACCGGCAACGGTGGCTCGGGCGGTAGGGGCTCTGACGGTATTGCTCACTATACTTGGTAATAGGTGCTCTATGTGT